AATGATGCTGCAAATGGGCCTAAATTGTTTAAAGATGCGATGGAGGCTGCAGACCCAAAATTCAATTTTACGGGGGTTCAGACAGTAAATTTTATACTTCCTAAAGGGCAGAGTTTTATTCAAGAAACTTCACAGGGTTTTCCATGGGATGCTGCAGTAAAAAATTTAGTTACAAATGAGGGAAGTGTGACATCTTTTTCTATAGCAGGAAAATTTAACGACTCACTTAATAGAGAATATTGGCCTTATTGGATTCATGAGTTTGGCCATGCCATGGCTATTCCACATGTTGGATCCTCTCGTGAGCCTAATCCGTATATGGGCTTAGATATTATGGGTGGTCAAGATGGTGAATCTAGGGAACTAAGTGGCTGGTTACGTTTTGTTACGGGCTGGCTTGCAGATGAGAAAGTTTATTGTAAGCCACTAAGTGAACTGGAAAGTACTGAGATTACCTTAGTACCTTTAAGTAATGCTGATAGCGGAATAAAAATAGTTGTTGTGCCAATATCTCAAACAAAGGCAGTAGTTATAGAATCACGTCGTGAAGGTAAGTTCACTTGTATTATGCCTTCAAAGCGAAGCGGTGTTTTAGCCTATATATATGATGCCACGCTCAGTCATGGTCAAAACTTTTTACAACCTATAACGCCTTTAGATAGAGCAATTGAATACAGTTCCAATTGTCCTGTTGTTGGATATCCAAATCCTATTCTTTACAAGGGTCAAAAAGTATCTGTTGAAGGAGTGACAATAGAGGTGGTTGATAGTTTAAAGTACGATAAAGTTAAAATTAATAAAAATAATTAATTATATTAATAATATAGTTGCGGATATTGCATAGTGGTAGTGCGTAACCTTGCCAAGGTTAATGTGCGGGTCCGATTCCCGCTATCCGCTCTATGCCCTCATGGTCTAGTGGTTATGACACCACCCTTTCACGGTGGTAACAGGGGTTCAATTCCCCTTGGGGGTACGACCTCTTATAAAACGTACTTCTTTAAATATATCATGATCTATGGTATGATTATGTAATGGAAAAAATATATTTAGATGATGATAAGCAAATTTGGATTATTGAAAATTTTCTTACTCAAGAAGAGTTAGCCTGGTTTAAAACTCAAACAGATGATGAAAATGGATGGTATCCAACAATGAGGTCGCCATACAAAAATATTCTAAATAAATTTTTAAATATTGTTCCTAAATATGATGAGACTGGCAACATTATTTTTCCAAATAAAGATTCAAAAGTTATTGACCTTCCAATATTTTCTGATACAGGTGGTGTGTGGGATAGGCTTGATTCTGTATTGCCTCCAACATATAAGAGACATGCAACACTGCAAACTTTTAAATATATGACAGATGAAGAGATTAAAGAAAATGCAAATGAAAACGCTTTAAAAGAATACAATGTTTCCGTAGAAGACATTGATTTTGCAATGTACTGGCATCAAGATCCTGGGGCAGAGAGTAATATTAATGCTTCTTTTAGTCTTTACCTTAATGATGATTTTAAAGGCGGAGAATTAGAATTTAGAAATTTACCAATTAAGGTAAAACCAAAATCTGGCATGCTTGCTGTAATTCCTGGTGGAGAAAAATATAGTCATAGAGTAAATAAAGTTTTTGGTCCTAACTCAAGGCATACTCTTTACGGAAATTCATTTATAGATATTGAAACAGCCCCAGTTAGCACAGCAGATGACTGTTAAAATTGTGATATACTAATCATATGAAATCTATATATGATATTGAGTTAGATTCTGCCGAAGGTACCCCAAATTTTTTGCAACAATTTAAGGGCAAGACAATTCTACTAATTAACACAACTGTTGGCTGTGGAAACGCTGGTCAAATGGAGTCCATTCAATGGATTCAAGAAGATTTAGCAGGAAAAGATTTTTCTGTTGTTGCTATTCCAACTAATGACTTTTGTGGTCCAAGTATTACAAAGGGTAAATGGTCAAAAGGTATTACTTGTGGCATGGACTCTAAATTGTACGGAGAAGATGTTTACGGTGTTACATTTCCATTTTCAGAAATGATTACATCAAATCCTGCAGATATTCCATTAGAAGCACCATGGCTTGGTAAGGGTCCAGGACTAAACGGTAATGGCCAACCTTTTGGGGAAAGACATGAACTTTATTTAGAGGTTTCAAAACAAATTAAAGCAATACAAGATAAGAAAATTGAACTTGGAATTGTTGAAAAAACAGATTATGAATCACGTTATTTAAATGAGCATAATGGTGGTATGATGATGAACGCTAACTTTGAAAAATATCTAATTGACAAAGATGGTTACGTAGTTAAACACTATCCTGCTACAACTTTAAACTGGGATGTAGAACGTACCCTTAAAGATGATCTTGCAGCAAAGGGAATTTTTGCAGCAATGGGACCTGACAGATCTGAGTATATTTTTAATGAAGAAAATGCAGTTATTCGTGATCATATTGAAAAATTAATAACTGGAGAAAAATCAATTATTAATCCAGTATATGATCGTGAACATGAATTGATTGCTGTTTAAGTTTAAAACATGGGGGAATTTTTATGAGTATATATGATTTATCATTTACTGACAACAATAAAAATATTATAAAATTAAAACAATTTGAGGGTAAAGATATACTTATTGTTAATACTGCAAGTTATTGTGGGTATACATCTCAATATGCTGATTTACAAAAAGCACAAAACGATTCTTTAGTAGTTATTGGTTTTCCATGCAATCAATTTGGAAATCAAGAGCCAGGAACAAACGAAGAAATAAAAGAATTTTGTACAAGTAATTTTGGTATAACATTTTCTGTTGCTGAAAAAATTTATGTCAATGGTCCAGATACTCATCCAATTTATAAATATTGTAAAGATAAGGCTAATAATGGTAAAGATATAGCATGGAATTTTGAAAAATTTTTAATATCTACTGATGGATCTATCAAGCATTATCCTAGTTCTTATCAAGTTGCAGACATTATTAACAAAAAAAAATAAAACAATAGTATTTTTTAATGCTAAGCCTCTTTAACTCAGGGGTAGAGTACCCGCCTTGTAAGCGGGTTGTCGTAGGTTCAAATCCTACAAGAGGCTCAAAAAATGGTATAATAGGATTGTATCTGCCTACGGGGGATACACAAACTAACTCGCTGAAAAGGAGAAAAAATGGTAAGTTCGTTTACATTGGATCTTTTTAAGGATCCATTTTTTATTGGTTTCAATCGTGAATTGGAACGATTAAGCACAGTACACAGTCTAGCAACTCGTCAGGCATATCCGCCATACGATATTTTAAAATTAGATGAAGATACATATAAATTATCTTTAGCCGTTGCTGGATTTTCCAAGGAAGATATTGATGTTTCTGTTGATAATGGAGCATTAATTATTAAGGGTGAAATAACAGAAACAACACAGGCTGAAGTAGTTCATAAAGGCATTGCTGGTCGTAAATTTACTCGTACATTTGCTTTAGGTGAATATATGGAAGTATCTGGTGCTGAACTAAAAGATGGAATGCTAACAATTAATATTGTTCGTATTATTCCAGAAGATAAAAAGCCAAAATCTATTGACATTAAAGTTGCTAAAAAGTAACAGTTAGTATATAATAGATATGTCGGAAAACAGCGACACTAAATAACTGAATCAGTCCTGAGCATGACTAAAAACTGCTCTTAAAATTAGGAGATCAGGTGGAATTAAATAAAGGACTAGGGGTTTTAGAAAATAAAATATTTTATGTACAAAATTTTTTATTTCCAGAAACATGCGAACTTTTAGTTTCAACTTTTTCAAAAGAAAATTTAAAGGAGTCTGAAAAACCTGGAGTTTTTAGTGGTCCTAATGATGGTCCTAATGGCGGTTCTAATAAAAATGAAAATGTTTTATTTAGTGTTGATGGTATTGAAAAAATAAACTGTGAAACTAATGATAAAGGTATAAATTTAGGAATTGATATTTTTACAGGAACACTTACTAATATTGAAAAAACTGTATCAAAAATATTTAATAAAAATCTTATATTAAAATCATATATATATAGCCATATGAAAAAAGGTGGTAAAAATGAATTGCATTTTGACAATTATAGTGAGGAATATTTAAAAGATTATTCTGCAATACTGTATTTAACAGACTCTTATTCTGGGGGCAGTTTAAATTTTCCAGAACAAAATTTAATTATTAGGCCAAAGCCAGGGACATTAATTACTTTTATTGGAACTGAAGACATTAAACATGAAGTTCAAGAAGTCGTTGATGGAAATAGAGTAAATATAATATGTTTTTTAGTTGAAAAGGAAGAAGTTATTAATGGCACTATATGAATATGACTGTATTCCTTGTAAAATTAGAATAACTAAAGAAAGATCTATAAGTAGTATTGATCCAGGATATCAATGTGAAACTTGCAATAAACAATTAGTTCGTGTATACTCTAATGTAGGAGCAATATTTAATGGCAAAGGATTTTATTCAACCGACAACAGAAAGTAGATGTATAATATGATTATGAGTAGCGTTGTTAAAGACCATCCAAGCGTAGTTTCAAAAAAATATTTATTAAATGCAAATGATCGCTGTGATAGTTGTGATGCACAGGCATATGTTAAGGTAAAGGGGCTATCTGGAGAATTAATGTTTTGTAGTCACCATTATAATAAAATTATGAATGATAAAGATGGATATACAAGAATGATGTCTTTTATGCTTGAAATTATTGATGAACGTGAAAAACTTATAGAAAACAAACTAACAGGGAGTTCAAACTAATGTATGAGTATTTTGTTAAAGAAGTAAAAAATGTTGTTGATGGAGATACTATTGATGTAATAATTGATTTAGGGTTTGATATTTTATTTTCATCCCGTGTTCGTTTGGCTGGTATTGATACTCCAGAATCACGAACAACCAATAAGGTAGAAAAGGCTCTTGGTCTTGAATCTAAAGAATATTTAAAAAAACAATTTAAAGATGCACAAAAAATTGTTATTCGCACAGAAAAAATGAATTCATCTGAAAAGTATGGTCGCATTCTTGGTTGGCTATATGTTAATGGGGATTCAGAATCTATTAATAATAAAATGATTAATGATGGTTATGCTTGGGGATACCTTGGAGAAACTAAAATAAAAGATTTTAAGATTTTAGAAATACAAAGACAAAAATCTAAAAAATAAAAAATATAGGGTTGGTTAAATATATGATATGTCGTGCATGCGATAGTGATAAAATTTTTGATGCAGTAGATCTTGGAAACATACCAATTGCTGCAGGTTTTGCAAAAAATTATTATGATGAACCAGATTTATATGAAACAAAGATGGTCGTTTGTGAATCTTGTGGCCTTGGACAAACTTCAATAGATATTGATGAATCTTTGTTATTTAGTTATTATAATTTTAGAACATCTATTAGTAAATCATTTTTAGAACATGCAAAAAAATATTGCGATATGGTCATAGAAAAATATAGTATAGATAAAAATGATTGGGTTTTAGAATTAGCAAGCAATGATGGATATATGCTTAAATATTTTAAAGAAAAACAAATTGATGTATTAGGAATAGATCCAGCAAAAAATCTAGCATTTTATTCTGCAATAAAAGGAATTCCAACAATTAGTGAATTTTTTGGATCTACCTTAGCCCAACGAATATTAAAGGAAAAGGGATATCCTAAATTAATAATAGCAAATAATGTTTTGGCCCATGTTCCAAACATACAAGATTTTGTAAAAGGGATTTCAATTCTTTGCTCTGATAAAACAATTGTAAGTATTGAAAATCCAACAATTATGAATATTTTAGAAAAAGATCATTTTGACACAATATTCCATGAGCATTACTCATATCTTTCATGTAATTCAGTTTCAAAAATATCAAATAAATTTGGACTTACTTTGTTTGATGTTGAATTTATTAATACACATGGTGGTTCAAATCGCTATTGGCTATCAAAATCAAAAGAGATAAATAACATTGTAAATGATACTATTGATTATGAAATTAATGCTGGTTTAACAAATAAAGATTCTTGGAAAATTTCATATTCTAGAATAAAAAATAATGTTGAATTATTTAAAGAAAAAATTGAAAATTTAAATAATAATGGAGCAATAATATGCGGATATACTGCTTCTGCAAAATCCACAGTATTATTAAATTTTGCAAAAATAAAAACTGGTCAAATTAAAGCAATAGCGGATGATGCAATTGAAAAACAAAATCGTTTTTTGGTAGGTCCAAATATTCCAATTACAAGTCTTGAAGATATGTTATTGTTAAATCCAACAGACATAGTAGTTTTTTCGTGGAACATTTATGATGAAATAAAGAATAAAGTGTTAAACATGGGGCATTCAAATATTAATATTTGGGTTTGGAATAAATAAAATGAAAACAGTGTTTTATTTTACAGCAGAGTGGTGTGGTCCTTGTAAAAAAACAAGGCCGATTGTTGAAGACTTAAAAAGAGAAGGCTTTCAATTTCAAATAATAGACGCTGACTACGAACAACTTTTGGTTAAACGATTTAATGTTAAATCAGTGCCTACTTTTATTTTATTAGAAGATAGCAAAGAGATAAATCGTACTACTGGTGCAAAAACAAAAGAAGAATTGGAAAATTTTATTAACTATGAAAAAACTATTCAAGAGAATATTTAATCCAGATGGAAAAAACATGACTTCAGATGAAAATGAAATGATTGAAAAATTAATTCTTGAGGGTGGAATAGAGGTTGCGGGTATTGACTCTGAAGATGGATCTTTATTATATTCTTTTACTCCCAAAATTAAATATTTAATGCCAGAACTATATCATGATCATATGAATGCTGTAAACTCTGAAATACTTTCTTTATGGGAAAGAGGGTATGTAGATATAGATCTTTTATCAAAAGATCCAATAGTTACACTTACCCCAAAATCACTTGATGAAGCAGAAATATCTAAGTTAAATAAGCGTGAAAAATGGTCTATTGAAGAACTTAAACGGTTATCCAGAAAAGATTTAAATGACTAAACTCTGATATAATCAGAGTAGAACTAGAAAGGTTTGCTATGCCATATCATGTAGGTGCTAAAGGATCATACGGGTGCTCAGGCTACCCCGCTTTAAAAGAGGGTACAAATGAAGTTATGGGCTGTCACAAAACTCGTAGTGAAGCAGCAGCACAAATTTATGCAATTAATCGTTCTGAAGGTAACATAGGAAAAAGTATGCATGAAATTAAAGAGGGCGATTTTGTAATGTACATGGGCGAAGATGGTGAAATTATGGCTGGTCGTGTTGAGTACGTAATGACTAATTCAGGATTGCTTGGATTGCCAGGATCAGAGTATTCTATGGAATACATGGAAAACGATAAGCCAGTTATTGTTCGTGAATATGAAGAAGAAGATGGTGCTTGGGAAGAAAAACCATATGTTTCTTATCACCGCATGTCTGATGTTATTAGGATTGAATCACTATCTGTATCAGTAGATCTTGTAGTTGAAATGGGTTCTAACGGATCTAAAATTCCGTCAACAGCAGATCCTGAAACTATGATGCAAATGCATAACACTCAAATTGGAAAATCAGATGAAGAAATTAGTAAATCTTATTACTCAGATGATGAGGAAATGGATAAATGGGATAACATGCAAAAGGCATGTTGGGTTGGTTATGAACAACAAGGAATGAAAGAAAAGGATGGACGCATGGTTCCTAATTGTGTTCCTGTTAAAAAAGGAGAAACTATGGAAATGGATAAGGCAAAAAAGCCAAACTACGATGACTTTATTAAGCCACGTAGAGGTGGTTCAACACCATCAAATCCAAAATTGTACGCAACAGTAGTGCAAGCAGCAAAAGATAAATTTGATGTTTACCCATCTGCAGTTGCTAATTCATGGGTAGTACAAGAGTATAAGCGTCGTGGTGGCACATATAAATCAGAATCACAATCTACAACAAAAAGTATTTGGGACGGATCTTTTAATCCTTTAAGGTTTGAAAAATAATGGCTAAAAGATCTTCAGGTTCTTATTTTAAAAATCACGGATTTAATCCAATACAAATTAAAAATAAAAGAATTGTTCGTCTTAGAAAAGATGGAACAGTAAAAGCGGATCTTGGACCGTATCCAAGAGTAAAAAAATAACAAAGGAAAAACATGGCAAACAAGGAACAAAAAAATAATAAAGAAAAAAAGAAGCCAGCAAAGGCAAAGCCAAGTTCAAAGAAAAAGGCTGATGATGGAAGTTCAAGTGCTGGTTCGGCAATGATGCACTTAATTAATAATTTTCGTGGATCAAAACAATAAGGTAAAGTAAAATGGCTGATACATATACCCCAACCTCTGGAATGAAGGCTGCTGCTCGTCGTGCATTAAAATGGAAAGAAGAAGGTAAGGCAACTGGCGCAGGAACCCCTGTAGGTTGGGGTCGTGCAACTGATATTGTAAATGGATCAGCAATGTCTCTTAGTACTGTTAAAAGAATGTTTTCTTTTTTTTCCCGTCACGAAGTAGACAAAAAGGGTAAAGGTTTTTATGATGGTCCAGAATTTCCATCTAATGGAAGAATTATGTGGGATGCTTGGGGTGGAGATGCAGGGTTTACATGGAGCCGTGCAATTGTAGAAAGAGAAAAAAAGAAGGTAGAAAAGGTTTGGCAAGGGACTGCATTTGATTTGAGAAAGTAGTAAAATATGGAATATTTATTTCTAATAGGCTTGACATCGTTTATTGTTTGGTCTATAATTAAAGTATCAGGCAGAGGGGAAGCACGTTCTTTAAAAAAAAATAAATATAGGCAAAGCGATATTTATGAAATAAATAAAATCGTTTTTCCAAAACAAAAAATTAATAAAATAAAAATTATAAAACAATCCGAAAAACATATTCAAAAAAATATGTTAAGGGTAGTAATGGATGAAAGCAAAGCATATTGGATATTAAACAATATCTTTTATAGTGCTAATGCTACAAATGGTAGAGTGGATGAACAAACTGCAAAACCATTAAATTTTGACAACATGTCAAAAAAAGAATTAAACAAAATGTTATCAATACTTGATAACTTAAAACAAGGGATAGAAATAAATGATAGTGGCAGTGCAGGGGACAAAAGAGTTTAACGACTATAACGTATTTTTACGTGCTATGAGCGTTGCCCTGTCTGAAATGAAAAATGAGGATACTGATTTTATTATATATTCTGCTGGACCAGTAAAAATAAATAACTTTGTTTCAGAGTTTTGTAATTTATCAGAACGTGGAATGAAGGCAAGAGGTCGCAAGATTAAATTTTATAATGTTGCACCAATATGGTTAAGTGAAAATATTAAACAAGTAAACTATTTTGTTTTTTTGAGTCGTCCAAAAGATCCAAAATCAAAATTAGTTTTAAGTGCAGAAGCAAATAATATTGATGTTGGTCTTTTTAAATACTAGGAGAAAAAATGATTATTAAAAGTTTAAACACAATGGAAAAAATTGTAAGTAAAAATAAAAATTTAATTTGGAGTGGGTGGGATGTTATTGATTTAAAAGAATCAGATATAGCAAAAACCTCTCCACAGGGAATTAGAATAAAAGATAAATGGTATTTGCATAGAATCTATAAGCCTAGTCGTAATGGTTGGGATATACCAAATAAGTATAAGGATTAATCTTGAAACAGCATTTATGGAAAGATGAGGCTATTTGTTTAGGTCTTGACACAAATATTTATTTTGATAAATATGAAGATGATGAAGAATCAAGAAATATTGTTGATGACTTTTGTAAACAATGTCCAGTAAAAAAAATATGCTTTGCTAATGGAATTTCTGGAAAAGAATGGGGTGTTTGGGGCGGTGTGTATTTAGAAAATGGAGAAATATCAAGGGAATTTAATAAGCATAAAAGTAAAAAAGATTGGTCAGATACCTGGCAATCTTTAACAATGGAAGAATAATGTATACAGATAAAATGAAGATGGCTTTTCATTCAATACCAGCCCCTAAAAATTTCAAAATAGATATTATAGACAATGAACATTTTATTACAGTTAAGGCTAATGAGGCTATGTTTATGCGTCTATTTGACACAGAAAAGCGACAGGCGATAGAATATATGGTAAGAGTAAAAAAGGCTTTAGAGGATAATGGAGCAATAGTTATGATTACTAGAGAGGCTGTTAAGTAATGCAAACTTTTCTACCTTACAAAGATTATAGCCAGTGTGCAGAAATATTAGATAATAAAAGATTAAATAAACAGATATTAGAGGCCTATCAAATACTTAAGGTTTTATCTAATCAATCTCCTTCAGGGGCTTGGCGCAATCATCCAGCGGTATTGATGTGGAAGAATGCTGAGTATTCATTACGTTCCTATGCTAAAGCCATGATTAAAGAAGCAAAGATAAGGGGTATTAGGACAGACAAGAATGAAGCCAATATAGAGGCTCTAGAGGCTGTTTGTGGGCAGATTTGGGGTACTGCTAAGCCAGTCTGGAATAAACCTTCTCATATAAACCGTGTAAACATTACTCATAGGGCTAACTTATATCGTAAAGATCCTATCTACTATGCTGAATTTTATATGGACACTAAGAACGAGTATAATAGACCTTGTTGTGATAAGTGTTTATATTATTGGGCAACGCATGTTGAGAAGGGGTTATTAGGGGTAGCATTATGAGGACCAGCCTATTAATATTTTTTATAATATTATCCATTTCTTTTGCAATATCATATTTAATAGTATTGTTTAAATTAAAAAAAAATCGCTTAGCAATTGCTAAATTATTTTTAGAAAATTTTAAATTAAATAAATATGTTGAGTCTATTAAAACAAATCAAGAATTAAATGATAACGACATACATAAAGAAAATTTTATTAAGTTTTTGTCAGATTCTCGTGATTGGGCTTTTACATATATTGAAGATGTTCAAAATGGTCTAATTAAATTTGTTGAAGAAGTTGATCCAAGTATTAACTATTTTTCAGAATTTAGCACTTTATCTGAAGGTCATCCACTACATGATAGTATGAAAAAAATATCTATTGCATATCAAGATTTAAAAAAGTTTTTAC